ATTTCGATGCCAGCCGCTACGACTTCTGTAAGCGGTTATCTGACTTCTACGGATTGGAATACCTTTAATGGCAAACAAGCCGCAGGTACTTATGTTAATTCTGTAAGTGGAACTACTGGTCGTATAACCAGCACAGGTGGCGTAACTCCTGTTATTGACCTTGCAAGTGGAGTAGCAACTGCTGGAACAACTGGTTCATCTACCTTAATTCCTGTAGTCACAATCGACACTTATGGGCGTGTAACAAGCATTACTACTGCATCTAATCCACAGGGAACGGTTACTAGTGTAACTGGTACTGCTCCTGTCGTATCTTCAGGTGGTGCAACCCCAGCTATTAGCATGGCGGCCGCAACTGGTAGCGTAAACGGTTATTTGACAAGCACCGATTGGACTACCTTTAATAACAAAGGTTCAGGCACAGTTACTAGCGTTGGTGGTACAGGAACAGTCAATGGTTTAACTTTAACTGGCACAGTCACTTCTACTGGAAACCTTACATTAGGTGGCACACTAGACCTTTCTAGCCCACCTGCTATCGGTGGAACAACGGCCAACACAATAACTGGAACAACAATTACTGCTACTAAATTTGTAGGGGTATCAGGCGGAACATTTTAATGTTTTCTACGGCTTTTCAAGCTAATGCGTTTCAGAACGATGCTTTTCAGGTATATGTTGCGCCATCTACAAGTCATGTAGGTGGTGATGACGCTTGGTATACATCTGAAGAATTACGCAGAATACAGAAGATACAACAAAAGATTGAGGCAAGACAACGATTACTAGAGAAAGCCATAAAGGATGCTAACGCAAGTCGTAAGCAATCTATCCGTGATCTAGTATCACCTGTTGCAAAAGTTAAGCAATCTAAAGTACAATTAAAACAAGAGGTTAAAGCTGATATACCGTTAGCTGAAACAGAAGATTTACAACGGTCTATAAGCTACCTTGAAGCACAACGGGAAAACATCCTTGCGGCAGTAGCTTACAGAGAAGAATTTGCTAGATTACAGACAAATTTACGGATACTGGAAGCCAAACGCCTAGAGGAACTAGACGATGAGGAATCCGTATTACTACTCTTACACTAAATCCGCATACGGAATATAAAAAGGCTTACGAACACCTACACGCTGGCAGATTAGAAGCTGGATTTAGGTTATTTGAGTATCGTTGGCATCCTGAAGTAATGGCTAATCAACTTGAAGGCTATGCTAAACCCCTAAAAATGCCTGTTTGGCGTGGTGAAAGCCTATTAGGTAAGACTATTACCGTTGTTGCAGAGCAAGGTTTTGGCGATATTATCCAGTACGCACGATTCTTACCCTTTTTGAAGGTCATGGGGGCTAAAAAAGTCGTAATGCTTCAGCACGGATCGCTACATCACTTATTTGGTCAGTTAGATTGTGTAGATCAATTCACTAATATGCCCGAAGAAGGCGTTGCTACCGAATCTGATTACTGGCTAGGGATGATCTCCCTTCCTTACTACATTAGCCTTGCACCATCCTACGCTAAAGCCCTATTTCCACTATCAACCAAGAAAATAGTAGGTTCTGAAGGTTATCTAGACGCTATTCCTAGCAATATTCCCAAGAAGATCGGCATTAATTGGTCTACATCTAAGGGCATCTTGCATTACGTTAGGACTCTGCACCCTGATCGTGTCTTGGAGATTGTTGGTGACGATGCCTACTCATTTAATGTCGAAGAAGATAAGTTTTGGACACCACTACCCAATGATGGCTGGAAACAGGATTGGACTAAGACTGCAAGCCATTTAAAGGCTCTTAAAGGACTTGTAACTGTAGACACAGGCATAGCCCACTTAGCTGGCGCATTAGGCGTTAAAACCGTTGTAATCATGCCTAGAAAAGAGTTTAAGTGCTGGCGTTGGAAACACGGTACTTGGTACGACTCCATTGTTACCGTAGAAGAAGATGAGATGCACAAAATCCCCGAACTGATAAGGAGAATGTAATGAAATGCCCTAATTGTGGCTGGATAGCTGGTAACCATGTAAAAGCCGTACAAAGTGACGAAGATTTCTTTATTGAGTGGTGGACTCCTACCATCGGACTAGAAGCGGCAAAGGCTTCATGGTTAGACAAAGTTGCTATGAAAACTAGGCAAGCCCCTACGGTGATGTCTGACATTGATGGCCACATAAGCATGGCTGACGGTCAATGGGTATCTTCTCGATCTAAGCATCGTGAAAACTTAAAGCGTAATAACTGCATCGAAATTGGTAATGATGTGCCAATGCAACAAAAAAAGCATGAATTAAGCACTAAAGAGCGAGAGCATCTTAAACGCACTATTGCCGAAGTAACCCACGCCAAATTACGATAAGGAGTATTAAATGAATGAAGAATTAGACCGTAGAGAGATGATTGAAGCCGCACTTGATCAAGCCGAAGAAGGCACACTTGAAGCACCCATTGAAAAGGAGATAGAAGTAAATGACGATCCAATCCAAGCCGAAAACGAAGAAAATAGTAGTACCGAGAGCAACGACCGTGACGAAAAAGGTCGCTTCAAAGCCAAAGACTCCGAAGATTCCATCGATAAAGATAGTATTCAAGAAGAAGAACTGGTGGCAGAAGCTAGTAATGTTCCTGACGAAGAAGTAAAACGCCCAACTACTTGGAAAAAAGAGTACAGGGATGTATGGGACAAAATGCAAGAAGGCAAACCCCTAGAAAAGGAAGAATTTGCTAAGTTTGCTGAATATGCCAATCAGAGGGAAGCTGAATACAAGCGTGGCGTTAGTGCTTACAAGGCTGAAGCTGACAATGCAAGACAATTAACCCAAGCCATTGGCCCGTTTATTCCTGAACTTCAGGCTCAGAATATCCACCCAGTAGCTTGGATTAATAATCTTGGCAGGGCGCACATGGTTCTGTCTAAAGCACCGTATCAAGAGAAAGTGCAGATGTTTCATAGACTTGCACAGGATTATGGAATACAATTAAATCAAGATAGCTTACAAATGCCTGAACAGGCGTATGTAGACCCTTATCAACAACAGTTAATGCAACAACTTCAAGCTACCCAGCAACAAGTTCAGCAACTCTCAGCGATACGGGATCAAGAAGAAAATGCTCGATTGACGTCAGAAATCAGTCGAGTAAGTAGTAACAAAGAGCGGTTTCCGCACTTTGAGATGGTTCGGGAAGATATGGCTCAATTACTTGAGCGAGGTTTAGCCCAAGACCTAGAATCGGCTTATGCAAAAGCTGTGCGTATGAACGATGAAGCCTACAAGCTAGAACAGGACAAACTCCTGAAATCGGTTGGTAGTCAAGCATCTAAGGCACAACAAGTAGCTAAAGCTAAAGCGACTGCGGTTAGTCCACGATCAGCTACTCCTAGCGGTCAGGTGTCTAAGGTAGATGCAAAGGATAGACGCTCTATGTTGATGGCTTCATTGTCAGATGCAGAGGGTGGTCGGGTTTAACTTAACTAAAAAGGAAATATCATGGCATTCGCAAATAGCGCAATCACCGATATTATCGCTACCACCATTCAAAGTCGTAGCGGAGTATTGGCAGATAACTTAACACAAAACAACGCAATCCTACAAAGATTGAACTCCAAAGGTAACGTACGCCCATTCTCAGGCGGTAACGTAATCTTGGAAGAAATCATGTACAACGATCCAACAACTAATAACGCTAACTCATACAGCGGTTACGAAGTGTTGAACATCTCCCCTGACAGTCCTATTTCTGCGGCTCAATTCTCTATTACTCAGTATGCTGATAGCGTAACAATGAGTGGTCTAGAAATGTTGCAAAATAGTTCTAAGGAACAAATCATTGACCTGTTAGACGGTCGTATGCAAGTTTCTGAAGCTCGTCTGCTTAACCGTATTTCTACTGACATCTATGGTGACGGTACTGGTAACGGTGGTAAGAACATTACTGGTCTAGCGGCCGCTGTTTCTACATCACCAACTTCAGGTACATACGGTGGTATTAACCGTGCTAACTGGACTTTTTGGCAGAATCAAGCAACTACTGGTGCTACTTCTTCCACTACTATCCAAGCCGCAATGACTACTGCCGCAATTAAATCTGTTCGTGGTACAGACAAAGTAGACTTGATCGTAGCTGGTAACACTCTGTATCAATACTATGTTGGCTCATTACAAGCTATTCAGCGTATTGCTGGAACTGAAGAAGGTGCGGCTGGTTTCGCATCATTGAAGTTCTACGGTGGTGGTATGTCTGCTGATGTGGTCTTGGGTGGCGGTTATGGCGCACAAGAATCTGCAACGACTATGTATTTGTTGAACACAAACTACATTTTCTTGCGCCCACATAAAGAACGTAATTTCGTTCCTATCGGTGGCGAGCGTCAGTCAATCAATCAAGATGCAATCGTGAAGTTATACGGTTGGGCTGGTAACTTAACCTGCTCTAACAGCTTCTTGCAAGGTGTATTAACAGGTAGTTAATCTACTTATTAATTCAACTTAACTAGAATAGAAAAGGAAATTTATCATGGCATTTACAATTACCCCCTTAGCTGGTATTGATTTGGTTAACTTGGCTCAAGTTAATCTGAACTCTGCTGGCGTAGCAGTCCCAACTGAAGGCCCAATCGGTGCTGAAGTGTTTGGTTCTGACGGCAAGCGTTATGTTTTTGCAACAGCAGGTGCGGCTATTACAGCTTCTACTGCAACTTGTGCAATTAACGCATCAACATTTGTAGCAACTGGTTCTGCTGGTACATATTTGTCCCCAGCTACAACTATGGCTTCAGGTGATTATGGCTGGTTTGCCGCTACTAGCGTTTAATCAGTTTTTGTAGTAAAAACGAAGGGTTACCTCAAAAGGGTAGCCCTTTTTTTCTTTAACCGTTTGACCTTTAATACCTTGAAGGAGATTTAAAAATGGCTTTACCATCAGATGAGCAAAATGCAGATAACCGTTTACAGGTTCGCTTCTATAAACGCCCAGTACAGCAAGAACACGAAACACAGGAAGCTGGCAGACCAATTTTCAAAGAATTTGACTTTGTCCATATCTGTGTAGCTGGTGATACCCTAACTGAAATCGATACTTATGTCCTAAATAGCCATAAACAGCGTTTTCCACAACAATGGGCTAATTATCAAAACCGTGTAGGTGCAAACGATGACCAAGTTATCGGTACTCCTGTATCAGAATGGCCTTTAGTGTCAAAATCACAGGCTGAAGAACTGCGGGCAATGAAGTTTCATACCGTAGAATCTATTGCAGGTGCATCAGATCAGCAATTACAGCGTATGGGCATGGCGGCAGGAATGTCACCCTATGCGTTTCGTGATAAAGCGAAGGCATTTTTAAATTTAGCGACAACTGCGGCTGAAACTGACAAGCGTGAAAGCGAAATTAACGCTTTAAAACAAGAACTTGCCAAAAAAGACGAAGAAACTGCTAAAATAAAGGCTGAAACAGATGCGAAGCTGGCCCAAATGCAAGATCAAATGGCCACTATACTTGCCGCTGTTGGTGAAAAGAAACCCCGTAAATCTAAAACGGTAGCCACAGAGGAAGCCTAATATGTCATACAATCTGCTCCAATTAGTCCAACAGGTTACTGCTGAACTAAACTTAGCCGTTCCTACCTATGTCGCTGGCAATCCAAGTCAGGATGTACAACAAATCCTAGCTTTGATGAACCGTGCTGGGTATGATTTGGTTAAGGAGTACGATTGGCAGGCATTAGAGGTAGAGTATCGTTTCTACACAACCGCTGTAACCACAACCTGCGACACTACGAATGGCACTTATATATTAGGTAACATTCCAAATACCGTAGGTTTGGACAGCACCTATTCAATCGTGGGGACAAATGTACCCCAAGATACTTATGTTGATCAAGTAATTGATGCCCATACAATTACAACTACCCAGTTATCGTCTGCTACATCTTATGGTGGATCGGTCACATTTAGCAAGACTATCTATGACTTGCCACCTGACTATGAAACTATTACAGATAACACGCATTGGGATAAGACAAAGCATTGGCAGATGCTTGGCCCAGTAGATGCACAGCAATGGCAATGGCTAAAGTCGGGTTATATATCAACAGGCCCACGAGTTCGTTGGCGTATTCTTGGCAATGAATTTCAGATTTGGCCACCCTACAATACTCAAGAATATTTAGGTTTTGAGTACCGTTCTAAAGGATTTGTAAAAGATGCAACTGGTCAAGTAAAGAATAGCTTTACTGCTGATACTGATACAACCGTATTAGATGATGACGTCATTGCATTAGCGACTAAACTTAAATACTTCCAAATCAAGTCTTTTGATACTACTGCATTGAATCAAGACTACATACGCTATTTGAATGTGGCTAAAGCTAACGATAAGGGTTCTGCTACCTTATCATTTGCACCACAACCAAGTGCCGTTCTTATTGGCTGGGCTAATATCCCTGATACTGGCTATGGTTCTTAATCATGGCAATTCAAGGTAGAAACGCCACCACAACATCGATGGCCGCCCCTATTGGGGGATGGAATAACAGGGACTCATTGGCAGAAATGCCGCCATTAGACGCTGTTTCTTTGGTCAATTTTTGGCCTACTCCTACCGATGTACAGTTAAGAAAAGGTTGGACTAAGTACAGCACAGGAATTACTGGACAAGTTCAAACTATCATTAACTACCCATTTAACAATGCTCAAGGCTATAAACTTTTTGCATTTGCTGGTACTAAAATTTATGACGCTACAAGTTCTACAGCAACAATAGTATTTAGTGGTTTAACTAACGCCAAATGGCAATTTGTCAATATGACTACCGCTGGTGGCAACTTTGTTATTGCTTGTAATGGTGTAGACCCTACCCTTATATATGACGGTACGGCTTGGGCATTTATGGCTACAACCCAAACTGCTGTGACTATTAGCAGTATTACGCACACAGGAACAACAGCGAATGTTACTACCGCAACTGCACATGGTCTAGTAACAGGCAATAGAATCAGCTTATCGGGTGGTGTTCCTACTGATTACAACGGCACTTATGTTATTACCAAGACAGGTACAAATACATTTACCTATGTAATGGCTACGACCCCAGCTTCTAATGCAACAACTGTACCAACCTATACGATTACAGGGATTACGGGCGTAAATAGTAACACATTTGTTAATGTCAATTTGTTTAAAAACCGTTTGTATTTCTGTGTCAATAATAGTTTAAGTTTTTGGTATCTTGATGTAGAAGCGATCTCAGGCCCAGCTACAGAGTTCCCTTTAGGTGCTATTTTCCGCAATGGCGGTTACCTACAGGCAATGGGTACATGGACACTTGATGCTGGTTATGGTGTAGATGACTTTGCTGTATATGTAACCAGTATGGGTGAAATTGCCGTATATCAAGGCTTTGACCCTAGTGATCCTAATAACTGGGCAATGAAGGGTTTATGGCAGATGGGTCAAACCTACAGTCGTAGATGCTTTTTTAAATGGGGCGGTGACTTACTGCTATTAACGCAAGACGGATTAGTACCATTGACTTCTGCCCTGCAATCTGACCGTTTAGACCCCCGTATTAACCTAACAGACAAGATTTATTATGCTGTTAGTTTAGCGGCATCTAATTATTCACAAAACTTTGGCTGGCAAATTAATTATTTAGCCGCTGAAAATATGCTTATTTTGTCTATTCCTACTAATAATGGAATGGAACAATATGTAATGAATACCATCAATAAGTCTTGGTCACGATTTACAGGAATACAGGCTTATTGCTTTACAATCTCAGGCGATCAAGATTTACATTTTGGTGGCGATGGTTTTGTTGGTCTTTTCTTTCAAACAAATTCTGATAATGGTAATAATATTGTTGCTACAGCGCAACAGGCTTATAACTACTTTGAGAGTCGTGGACAGCTTAAACGCTTTACCTTAGTAAGACCTATATTTCAAACAGATAATGGATTACCGACCGTTTTATGCGGGATTAGCACAGACTTTGACACAATTCCATTGACTAATCAGCTTGCATTTAATCCAGCATCCATTAATGTAGGTGTTTGGGATACCGCTAAATGGGATCAAAACACTTGGGGCGGTGGTCTTGTGACTACTAAATACTGGCAGGGCGTAACAGGCACAGGATTCTCAGCTTCAATTAACTTAAATGTGGCATCTCAAGGCATCGACTTTCATTGGGCATCTGTCGACTATGTAATGGAGCGAGGTGGGGTTCTTTGAGGAGAGTTACTACCGAAGATCAAAAGTACATGGGTGACTGGCTGGTTCGCTTAATGAACTACCCACTACCTCTAGAAACAGTCTGCATCGGACAAGAAATTGATGGTGTTTTATCGGCAGTCGTAGGATTTTGTAGTTTTATGCCTAAATCGTGCCAAATGCACATTGCGGCAGTAGACGAAGTAAATTGGATGAGTCGGGATTTATTGTGGGCGGCTTTCGATTACCCCTTTAATAAACTAGGAGTTAGCGTTATACTAGGGCAAATCTGTGCTGATAACACAGATGCACTAAGGTTAAACCGACACTTAGGCTTTAAAGTTGTAGCTGAAATACCTGATGCCCACATGGAAGGCGATTTGGTAATTATGGCTATGAGGAAAGAGGATTGTCGGTGGTTAGACATCCAATGTCCTTTGAGGAAATTAAAAGGGGAATGACATGGGTGGTGGTGGATTTTTAGGATTAGGGCCTGCGCCAAGTGCGCCAGCCGCACCTGACTATACTGGAGCGGCACAAGCAACTGCGGCAGGTAATTTAACTGCGGCACAGGCAGCAGCTGCGGCTAACCGTGTAAACCAAGTAACTCCTTACGGTAACCTTAATTACAATCAAACGGGTACTGATTCTCAAGGTAATCCTACTTGGACAGCTACTACAAGTCTTTCCGATGTCGGTCAGCAACTATTAAACAATCAAAACAACGCATCATTAGGTCTTGGTTCTGCTATTACATCCCAATTGGGCAATGTACAGAACACAATGTCACAGCCGTTTAATCCTAACTTGCCACAAGTAGGTATTAATGCAGGGCAAAATTACCAAGATGCGGCAATGCAACGTCTAGCACCTCAAATTAGTCAACAGCGTGAATTGCTTAATAATCAATTGGCTAATTCGGGTATTCCCGTAGGTTCTCAGGCTTGGCAGACTGCACAGATGAATCAAGGTCAAAAAGAAAATGATCTTTTAGCCGCTAATACAACTCAAGGGTTCAATACTGGTTTAGCCGCCAATCAGCAGGCTTATAACCAAGCTCAAACTAATTACAATATGCCGCTTAATACTTTGAGTGCATTGCGTACTGGCGCACAGGTTCAAAACCCAACATTCCAAAATACCCCACAACAAGCGACTACTGGTGGTGCTGATCTATTAGGTGCGGCTACTGCTACTGGTAACTACAATTTGGCTAGTTCTAATGCCGCTAATGCCGCACAAAGTGGATTTAATAGCGGGTTAATGGGTCTTGGCGGTACATTAGGTGCGGCTTATATGATGTCACCAACTGGTTCTGATATTCGTATGAAAGAAAATATTAAACCTATTGGCCATCTGTCAAATGGTTTAACTGTTTACGAATTTGAATATAAACCTGAATTTAAAGATAAAGAATACAACGGTCACGGCAAACGTATTGGTGTTATGGCTCAAGAAGTTGAAAAAGTCATGCCACACGCTGTTAAGACCCTTGATGATGGTTATAAAGTCGTTCTTTATGGAATGTTAAATGGATAGTCAATACACAAATCCGTATACATCGACTTATGCGCCTGCTACATTTTCACAACAGGATGCACAAGGTCTTGGCCCTGTATTCCAAAATACTAATGCTCAACAACAGTATTTAGCGGCACAATTGCGTGAACAACAAGCATTGGCACAACATAAAAATCCACAACAAACACAGGGTAGCAGTATGAACCCTATGGATTTAGCTAAAATGCTAAAGAATAAGCCTGCTCAACAACCTACAGATGCAACTGGCGCACCTGTAAATGATTACAGCACACCATATAACCCTGCAACGGGTCAAAGTTGGGATGTAACTGGTAGTGGTTTTGCTGGTAACGGTGGGTATGATCCTACTGCAATGGGTGGTATGAATGACTATTTAGGTCAAATGGGTCTTGATACTGGTGGCTTTAGTGGCGCAGGTGACTTTAGTATGGGTGGTGCTGGTGACAGTTTGGCTGGTGCTGGCGATAGTTTAAGCGGTCTAGGTGATATGTTCAGTGGTATTGGTGGATGGTTCTCAGGCATTGATTGGGGTGGAATGGGTGCAGGTGCGGCAACAGCCGCAGAAGAAGCCGCTCCAGCCGCCGCCGCCGCCGCATAAGGAAAGAAAATGGCAGATACAAATCAATTTAGCGCAATTCAAGCTGGGACAATGTCCCCTGAAGATTATGCACAACAACAAGCCTTAAATCGTCAACAACGGTTTGCTGATCTGTTAATGACTCAAGGACAGCAACCACAAGGTCAGATGGTTAGCGGTCGTTATGTACCGCCTAGTTTCTTTCAAATGCTTAATCCAGTAGTCAACCAATTGGCTGGTGCATATCTTGGTAAAAAGGGTGACGAACAAGCAATTTCTTTAGCTCAAAAATTGCGTGGAAAACAAGAAGAAGCCGTGCAAAATTATATGAACGCTATGCAAACCACTCCTGCACAAGAAGGTGGTATTCAAGGCCCTAATGGCATGACTACGCAGACTACACCTGATATGTATAACGCTGATATGTCACTTAATCCGCAATACAAACAAGTTACTCCTGTTGCCGCACAAGGCCCTGATTATTACAAAGCATTTAAAGCGGCTACAAGTCCTTATGCACCTGCTCCATTGCAATCTGCTGGATATGAAATGCTCAAACCTCAAAAATTGGGTGAAGGTGAAACACTTAATCGGTTTAATTTTGCTAATGGACAACTTACTCCTTATGCTTCAGGTGGTGAAAAATTACCTACCGAATACAAAGAATATCAAAAAGCTATTTCAGACCCAAATCAACCATATAAAGGTTCTTTTTTCCAATATCAACAAGAACGATCAAGAGCTACTGCAAATCAAAATACGATTAATATGCCACCCGTTGAGAGTGCTTACAATGCCGCTTTTGGTAAAGGTGTAGCAGAACAAGATTTAGCCCTTAAAAACATCGCTGAAGGTGCTAAAACAACTGTTAGCAATATTGCAAGACAAAAACAAATTCTTGAAAGCGGTAAATTCTTTAGTGGTAAAGCCGCAAATATTCAAAATGAATTGGCTAATTTTGGTACTGCTCTTGGTGTTACTGGTAAAGATGGTCAAGAAAAAGCGGCAAATACTCAAAGTCTTATTGGTGGTTCTGCTGGCATAACATTAGATAATATTAAAGGATCAGGACTTGGCGCAGGTCAAGGCTTTACTGATAAAGATTTGCAATTCTTACAAGATGCTAAATCTTTTAAAATTACTTGGAATAAAGAAAATATTGCTAGGGTTCTTGATCTTCAAGAAAGAGCCGCTATTGAAGGTGCTAAAAAATGGAATAACCGTTATG